TGGTTTTTTACAAACTCGCCGCGAGCCAAAGGCACTCTGGCAAAAAAAGAAGCTGGAGAGAAAACAGTCAACGGAGTGCCAAACATTTGGCGCTTTCCTCGCGTTCAAAGTAACAGAATCCACAATGCAGAAAAGCCTGTTGGAATGGTGAGCGTTCCAATCACAAATGGCAGTAAGCCGGGCAACATCGTTTTAGATTTTTTCTCGGGAAGCGGAACGGCTCTAATGGCCTGCGAGCAACTTGGCCGCAAATGCCGCGCCATCGAAATCTCGCCCGCTTATGTCGCCGTGGCGATCCAGCGATGGGCAGACGCCACCGGCAAAGAACCCAAGCGCCTCGCATGACCCCCGCCGCCGAAGCCCTACGCGAACACCTCCGCTCGATCTACGCGCCGATTGACCGGCGCACCGTCACCGAGTGGTGCGCTGACGAGGTGATCCTGAGCGAGCGGCAAACGCAGATGCCGGGCAACTTCAGCACCCGCCTCACGCCCTACCTCCGCGAGCCGCTTGAGTGCTTCGGCGATGTCGATGTTTCCGACCTCGTGCTCGTATTCGGCACGCAGACCGGCAAGACCACGATGGTGCAAGCAGGCACCGCCTGGCGCATCGTGAACAAGCCGCAGCCGGTCGTTTGGGTCATGCCCACCGAAGGCCTCGCCCGATCGTTTTCCGAGACGCGCTGGCTCCCACTCTTCGACGACAGCGCCACGCTCGCCGCTCAGAAGCCAGCGGACCGGCACCGCTTCAAAAACCTCGAGCAGCATTTTTCGCGGTGTTCGCTCGTCTTCGTCGGGTCGAACTCCCCGGCGAACCTCGCCAGCCGCCCCGCCGGACTCCTACTGATGGACGAGGTGGACAAATTCGCCCGCGAGACAGACCAAGAAACCTCCGCGCTTTTCCTCGCAGAGAACAGAACCAAGTCATTCGTCGGCGCGCTTCGCGTCAAGACCAGCACGCCCACCACGCCGGACGGCGCGATATGGCAGGAGTTTTTGAAAGGCACGCAGGAGAAATTCATGCTCGAGTGCCCGCACTGCCACGAGCGCATCGAGCTTTTGTGGGAGCAGGTCAAGTGGGACACCGACGCGAAAGTGGCCGGCAAGTGGAACATGGCCCGAGTCGAAGAATCCGCGCGCTACATTTGCCAGCGGTGCGGAGGCGAGTGGAACGACGGCCAGAAGATCGAAGCCCTCCAAGACGGCAAGTGGCAGGCCACAAACCCCAGCGCCCAGCGCGGCTTCCGCAGCTTTCACCTTAATTCCCTCTACGCGCCGTGGCGCTCCTGCACCTTCGGCGCGCTCGCGGTGAAATTCCTACGCGACAAGGACACGCTCAACGGCCTGCAAGATTTCACGAACAGCACCATGGCCATGCCGTGGGAGCAGGTCGAGACCAGCATCGGCGACGCCAACATTCTCAGCCTCCGAGGCGACTACACGCGCGGCACCTGCCCGATCGAGCCAGCGCACATCGTCACCTGCGCCGACATCGGCCAGGATAAACAGCACTGGACCACGGTCGCCTTTGACGCCAACGGCCAGAGCTATGTCCTCGACTACGGAACCACGCTCACCATCGAAGACTTGCTGGCCGACTCGCCCCGCCGCATCTACCGCACGCCCAGCGGGCAGGAAGTCCGCCCCGAGTGCGGATTGATGGATTCCGGCTTCGCCACCTTCCGCGTCTACACCGCCTGCCAAGTCAGCGCCGGATTCTGGCACGCCGCCAAAGGCTCCGGCGCAACCTTCGGCAGCCGCATCGGGCGCACCGTCATAGACGACTTCCCCGGCGTCGTGCTCTACACCTTCGTGGACCACGCCATCAAAACGGAACTCTTCATCGACCGAATCCGCAACGGCAAGCCCCCGCTCGCCATCCCGCGCGACACCACCGAGGACTTCCTACGCGGCATGAGCGGCCAGCGCCTCGTTCCCCGCAAGACCGCCACCGGCCAAGAGTTCGTATGGAAATCCGTCGCGCAAGATCACTACATGGACGCCGTGAAACTCTGCCATATCGCCTGGCACATCTTGAAAAACTGACCTGTGAAAAAATCCCAACTTTGGAAAATCTACTGCGCAAAAAATCCCAGCTTTGCGGGCGATGGGAACATCACGATGAGCGCGCGCGGCCTGCGCAAACTCTTCGACCAAACATGGGACTACGCCTTTCACGAAGGCGAAGACGAGAACGAACACGCGCCGGTAAACAACTCAAAATCCGTGGACGATCTGCGCAAAATCTTCGGCATGTTCTGAGCGATTCGGTGGAGTCACCGATATGATCCAGACCATTTTCGTGGCGTCACGAAATTGATGCCCGCCCGCCGAGCTAGTGTTCATGCGGCTCTGCGGGCCTCCAAAAATATTTTCATCTTTTTGAAAAAAAGTTGTTGACGAGAAATCGAGTTTGTGAGATTGTCATCCCAGATCGAAGCCACCACGGCGACGACGAAAACAAAAAACCAAACCAAAAAAATGAAAATCGAAAACGCAATCAAGAAGCTAAACAAAGAAGGATTCACAGTTATTGAAGCCAACGGCTTTTACTCCGCAAAAAAAATCGGGTGCAAAAAGTTAGTTGAGTTTCACCGGAACGGACGAAGCGACGAAGCCACCTGCATCGGATACCGCCGCGAAAATCACCACAGCGACAGCATGACCGATTATTGCGCGACTTTCTTCTGCGATAGCCTCGCCCGCGCTATCAAATTGGCCCTCGCCTAACAACCCACCCGGCGCGGGTTCGATCCCCGCGCCACTAACCAAACCAACAAAATGAAAACAAAATCGCTTATGACAAGCTGGACAAAAATCGCAAAAAGCCACTACCGCCACGAAACAAAAGTGGAAATTTTTAAAAGCACTCAAGGATGGCATGTAATCGGTGGCGCTAACTGCGGATATGTTTACTCAACAATGTGGGTGGCTATGTATGAAGCCGCCAAAACAAAAGCGGAATTTGTAAAATTAGCTCAATGAAAAAACCCACCACCCACGGCGGCCCGCGCAAAGGATCGGGCCGCCCCAAAGGCGCGAAATCCGCCAACGCCAAAGGCCGGACAGCCGTAACGCGCTCCGTCTCCATGCAGCCCGAGAGTTGGGCCAAGCTCGACATCCAGCGAGGCACGATGAGCCGAGGGAAGTTTATCGAGTCGAAACTTTGACTCGCCCGTAAAGTTATCAAACCCGCCGCGCCTCTGCTTGCATGCGTAATTCGGCGGGTCTTTTTTTTGTCAGAAAAACGACCACAATTTTCCGACACAATTTCTGGTTTAGAAACACCGCCGCGAACTCAAGCCACGCTTGAACTTCCGCGCAGATTCTAATCATCCCGAACACTACACTCGCCGAGTGTAGTGTTTTTCTTTTGTAAACTTTGACTCTCCCGCCTTCACGCAGGCAGTCGATCTACATATTGCCGTGGCAAGCCCCTCTTCCCTTCGATGGGTAATGGGCGGCGGCCGGATCGGGGAGCGCTGGGTCGCTCGATTCACTCCGTAAAACCCGGCGACTGAAAAGGTGCGGCCGCGCCGTCCCTGCCACCTCCCCTTTTGACAATTTCAAAAAGGGTGTGACTGACCTCGACAAAATCAGCGGCGTGAAATCCTTCCTTCGCCGCACCAAGACAACGCAGGAACTCGAAGCCCTCGCGCTCGCCACCTTTGCGTCGGCCACCGAGGAAGTCGTCATCACCTCTCTGTCATCCGACGGCACTGGCACAGGCGGACAGGTCTCTTTTCCGAAATGGCTTTTGCTCCAGGCAGTCGAAGAACTCCTCGCTGAAGGCCCGAACGGACGCCAACTTTTCGCCATCGCAGACCGCTCCCGTTACGGCACCGCCGTTTGACACGCCGCCGGTGGCGTGCCGTCAAAATCAAAAAAATCAAGTTGGGGAGGAAGCCGCTCTGGCGCTGGTCGCCCGCGCAAGCTCGACGCAAAAGCAGCCGCATTTGAAGCCGCGCAACCTTCGCTGAATCGCGGCCTCGTTTGGGTGCCGACGACCGACCCCAAGCGCGAACTCACGGCCTACACGCGGATGGAAATCCTGCGTCTTGCGCGCTGGCTCTACAACAACGCGCCTCAGGCCACCTACCTCGTCGAGCACTTGGCACAACGCGCCATCGGCACCGGCATTGTGGTTCAGCCGAAAACATCGAACACCGCTTGGAACAAAAAGGTCGATCAGTATTTCGAGGATCGCGTCTGCGCAGAGGCATGGGCATTCGACGCATCGGCTCAAGTCAATTTCTACACCGCTCAATCTCTTATCCTTCGCCAAGTCGCCATCGACGGCGACTTTTTCGCGCAATTCCTCAAGACCAGAGAAGGTGCTGCCCGCGTCCGCTTCATCGGCGGCGAAGCCATCGGCGGCTCTGCCAGCTTCGGCAACCCGGATGACATGACCCACGACGGCGTGCGCCTCGACCAATTCGGCGCGCCCGCAAGCTACACGATCGGAGGCAAAGAAATTTCAGCCGACCAAGTTTTGCACATGCGACACATCCGCAGGCACGGCCAGCCGCGCGGCGTCTCGTGGCTTCACTCCGCAGTCTCCAACCTCCGCGACATCTCCGAAATAAATGGCTTCGTCAAAGGCGCATATAAAGCGGGCGCGCAGATTGGCTACATGGTGACATCCACGGAAGTCGCCAAGATCGGCCTCGGTGCAGGACTGAAATCCACCACCAACGAAGTCGGCGAACTTCAAACCACCGACCTCCCGAACGGCATCCTCCTCCCTCGCCTTAAACCAGGCGAAAAGCTCGAAGCCTTCAAGAACGACATCCCCGGCCAGACCTACGAAGCCGTGATGCGCGCCCTCCGCAGCGATGTCGCCTTCGCCATCGGCCTACCACCGGAGGCGATGATGGTCAATGTCGGCTTGGCAGGAACCGAGCAAAGAGCCATCCTCGAGGTCACCCAAAATTTCCTCGAGCGCCTGCAACAGCAGGTCATCGATCAGTTCTGCCGTCCTTTTTACAAGTATTGGCTCTGGCATGAAATGCAGGCCGGACGCCTCGAATATCCCGGCGACGACTGGTGGCGGCACGAATGGCTCGCCCCGCGCAAGATCACCGTGGACAGCGGCCGCGACGCCCGCGCCTACAGCGAGCAACTCGACAAGGGCCACCTCTCGCCGACTCGATACTATAACATGCTTGGCCTGCGAGCCACTGACGAAGAGGAGGATGTTATTCAGACCTACCTCCGCCGCAAAGCCAAGTGCGAAGCCCTCGGCCTCAACATTTCCGAAGTTTTCCCCAACGCCCTCCGCAACGGCATCGCCGCGCAACAACCCGCCGAGCCGGATGGCGACGACTCTAATCAATCTCCCGCCATTTCCGATCTTCAAGCCAAGGAAAAACTCGACGCCATCGGCGTTGCTGTCCGCGCTGGCGTTTTGACTCCAGAGCAAGCGCTCGAGCAGTCCGTCCGCCAATCCTTGGCGCTGCCCGAAATGGGATCGGATGTCTTGTCCGAATGGCAACAAAACCCAATCCGCTCGCCGATCACTCTGAGCAGTGAACTCGCGGGCGCAGATGCCACCACTAACCCCACTCCCGAAGACAACCCAACCGAACCATGACCACACCCACCCCAAAATTCTATGCTCTGGAAAAAACCGCCGACAACGAAACCACCGTCACTCTCTACGACGAAATCGGTGCTTTTGGCGCAGGCTCGAAAGAGTTCCTCGCTGACCTCGGTAAACTCTCTGGCCAACACATCCACCTCCGCATCAATTCTCCGGGCGGCAGCGTCATCGAAGGCACGGCAATCTACAACGCCCTCCGCCGCCACGAAGGCGGCTTGACCGTCCACATCGACGCCATGGCCGCATCCATGGCCAGCGTCATTGCCATGGCAGGCGCTCCCGTTTACATGGCCGACAACGCTCTCCTGATGATCCACAACCCATGGACCGTCTCAATGGGTGAGAGCAAAGACCTCCGCAAAGAAGCCGATCTTCTCGACAAGTTGAAGGTCAATCTCCGTAACGCCTATGTGAGGAAGACCGGCATCAACGCTGAAGAAATCGGCGCAATGATGGACGCCGAGACTTGGCTGGATGCCGTCGAAGCCGTTGCCCTTGGATTTGCCGACGCCATCGAGGAAGGCGTTGCCGC